CCGTGAATGGGAATCAAGGTGCTTCTGAATCTAAAGAAGAGGGTGATTCTGCAGAACAAACTCCTCCTTCTGAGGGTGGTTCTTCTGATGAGGAACCTCAACAACAATCTGATGAACAAAGTGAAGTTACTTCTGAAGGTTCTGGAAACAATCCTGGAGAAACTTCGGAAGAGATTGAATCCAAAACTGCAGATTCTCTTGCTGATAATCTTAAAGATCTCATCACTGAAGGCGCTGAAGAAAACGTTTACGTTGAGATTCCCAAACTAAATTTGGATACCGTTGTTGCAGATGTTCATGAAGTATATGAGTATACTTCTGAATGGTTCAAGAAGCATCTTGAGCAATTCAATGCAGATCGTGCGAGTTTCTTTGATATTTACGAAAAAGAAGATGGAGAATATGCAAAGTTCAAAAAGCAAGCACAAAAAGAAGTCAACTACCTCGTCAAAGAATTCGAGTGCCGTAAAGCCGCAGACGCTTATTCTCGTTCTGGCGTTAGTCGGACTGGAGTTCTTGATACAGGGAAGTTACACACTTATCGATACAATGAAGACCTGTTCAAGAAAGTAACAACTATTGCTGACGGGAAGAATCATGGTTTGATTTTTGTTCTTGATTGGTCTGGATCTATGTCCAAGGTTCTTCAAGATACGGTAAAGCAACTCTTTAACCTTGTTTGGTTCTGTAAGAAAGTGAACATTCCTTTTGAGGTTTATGCTTTCACTAATGAATGGCAGAAGAGAATCGATGGTAATCAGTACCTTGATCTTCCTTCCCACTATGAAAAAAGGGAAGGGTTGATGAAAGTTTCATCAGAGTTTGCTATGGTTAATATTCTTTCTGGTCGTCTTAAAGGACGAGATCTTGAGAAGCAGATGATTAATGTTTGGCGTATTGCTGCATATTTCTCGGGCAATTGGGGAACTCATTATTCCGTTCCTGATCGTCTTAGTCTCTCTGGTACTCCTCTGAACGAATCATTGATTACTCTTCATCAGATTATTCCTCAGTTCAAAAAAGATAATAGTGTTCAGAAAGTTCAGTGCATTATTTTGACTGATGGTGAATCATGTGGACTGGGATATCATGTAGAGATTCAACGTCGCTGGGAGTCGGAACCATTCCTGGGAGCTCGTCAAATTCCTAGTTGGAAGGGAATTCTTAGGGATCGTAAACTTGGTCGCACTTATACTTTCAATGGTATCCACTCTGGATTTACCAAGACTATGCTGATTAATCTCAAAGAAAATTTCCCGAATACTAATTTCATTGGTATTCGTGTTCTTGAAGGACGTGATGCTAATTATTTTATTTCTAACAATTCTGAAGATGAAATTGAAAGTCAAAAAGTAAAAGAGTCTTACAGAAAGAACAAGTCTTTCACCCTCAAGAATACTGGTTATGACGCATATTTTGGTATCGCTTCTAGTGCCCTCTCTTCAGACACTGATTTTGAAGTGCGGGAAGATGCAACAAAAGGTCAGATCAAGAGTGCTTTCATTAAGTCTCTTCGTGGAAAGAAAACAAACAAGAGAGTTCTGAGTGAGTTCATTTCTTTGGTTGCATAAATATCTAAAAAGTTGTCTTTAAAAATGATATCTTTCGACGATTACGTGGAATTAGTTGAGAAGAGAGATGGTAAGTCCGCTAAGGACAAAGGCTACTCTCTTCGCGACTGGTTCAAAGGTGGTGGTTGGAAACAGACTGGCGGTAAGTATGATGGGAAACCATGTGCTAAGCAACCAGGACAGACCACCAAACCCTACTGTAGGGATGCTGACGACCGTGCAGCGATGAGTAAAGACGAGAGAGACAAACGTGCCGCTAAGAAGCGTAGAGAAGATCCTGACGCTGATAGAAAGGGAAAGGCAAAAAACGTAACCCAAGAGGAAGTCATGCAAGACGATTTAGAATTTATGACCGAGGAGCAATTTGACGAGGCAGCAGGAGAAAAAGATGCCTGCTATCATAAAGTCAAGTCTCGTTATTCTGTATGGCCTTCTGCATATGCCTCTGGTGCTTTAGTTAAGTGCCGTAAGGTTGGTGCAAAGAACTGGGGTAACAAAACTAAAAAAGAAGAAGTTGAATTCTCTAATTGGAGAGACGATTTCAAAGCTACCGAGTTTGAATTCATTGATCTAATCAAACCAAAAAAGATCGGTGAAGATTGCTGGGATGGTTATGAAAAGAAAGGTATGAAAACTATGTTCGGCAAGAGGTATCCAAATTGCGTAAAGAAGAAAAAGAAAAAGTGAATTGGCGAGAAATCGCAATTGCATCTGAATCTGATGAGAGAGTACTAAAGGTTCTTAAGGAAGGACCGAAGAGTCTTGCTCAGTCTTGGATGCTTCAGGCAATGAAGTATAAATATGGACGGTCTGGAAACTGACCACTGGGGTCTTCGGACCCTTT